CTTTTCTGTGTGTGAGAAAAAAGAAAACGGACCTTATTGTACCGTAAGGACTTATGCAAGGACTTATGCGTCGTTAAAAGCGAGACACGAAGCCTATAGCGTTTGAGAATTATGGCCAAACAACAGACGAAAAAAAATAGTAGTCCAAAGCTTAGGCCCGTCATCAAACTACCGGCGGCTGATGTGTGTGCGGTTGCTAAAGATCATCAATGCGACCCGGGCATGATCGAGCAAGCGTTAATTGATAAGGTCAAGAAGTGCATGCAAGCCGAAGGCGGTCTTGATATCGCCGGGGTCAAATCGATTGAGCTACTCCAGAAGTTGATGAAAGCCCGCGAGGCTGTTTCTGACAAGGTCATCGAATTGCAGTGGGATACCATCGCGATAGGGGAAGCGGTTGAAGATACGGCTTAGCCTGACTCAAGATCAGATAAACGTCATTAAGCATCCGGCAAGGTTTAAGGCGATCATGGCCGGGCGTCGTTGGGGGAAAACTTTCGAAGCCGCGTCTGCAATGCTTGAATGCGCTTGTAAGGGCGACAAGAAAAGTTGGTATATCGCACCGTCCTATGCGCAGGCAATATCTGTCTGGGAAATGATGTCAACAAATGAATCTATTTTGCCGTTGGTCGCATCATGCAAAACACAGCCATACCCTATTATAAAGTTTTGCAATGGTAGCGTCATCGGCTTTCGATCTTTTGATCGGCCAAAGAATTTACGCGGAAGTGGGCTCGATTTGGTTTGGGTGGATGAGATTCAGGACATAACCGAAGATCATTTTTGGCCGGTAATCCGTCCGCTGATATCTGACAGGCGCGGGCAGATGTATATATCCGGGCAGTTCCGCGGTCACAACTGGTACTACGAACAGATGTATATGCGGGGTCAAGACCCCAATCAGAAGTATTATAAATCATGGCGGTTTCCGTCAAGCTCTGGATTGGTTTTCCGATCCGCAGCAGGGAAAGAAGAGCTGCAGCTGGTCAAGGATTCGCTTCCCTCGTCAATTTATAATCAAGAATATGAATGCATTCCGACGGCGAATCAGGCCGGGGTATTCAGGCCTGAAGATCTTGAGTCAGCCAAGCGCGGCGATTATTTGGAAGCGGGGAACAGTGGATCAACCTACCTTGTCGCGGTTGACATTGGCCGGGTGTCTGACCCTTGCGCTGTTGTGGTGCTTGATGTTGACAGCGATTGTGCTTGTTATTCCGAAGCTTTTCCGCTCGGACAGAAGCACGAACTGTCCGCGCAAAGAGTAAGAAGAATCTCGGAGATGTTTGGCGGCGCGTCTGTGATTGCAGATACGACGGGCGGCGCAACTGGCGGGCATGCTGACCCTGATGAATATGTCAAACATTATCGGCAGGCCGTCCCTAACATGCGGGCTTTTAACTGGACTATGCGCAACAAGCAGGAAGCTGTTACGGCTCTGTCTTTGGCCTTCGAGCAAGGTAAGATTGCGATACCTGAAGAAAACACGGAACTAAGGAAGCAACTCGGACTCTATGAGTACAAGGTCCGGACTAATGGGAACATCGAATACACGGGTGGACATGGTCATGATGACCTCGTTGCGGCCCTCTATTTGGGGTGGGTTGCGAAACGGCGTAACATGTTTGACCGGAAGGCCAATACGCACAGTTTGGCCGCGATTGGAATGTAATCTATGAGATTCCCGAGCACAGTAGAATACAAGGCTATATCCAAGACCGGCCCGGATTATCGAGCTGATAAGCTTGCGCGGTATGACGCCATGTATTCCGGTGGCGATAAATTCCACACGCTGATAGACCGGTTTTTGACTAAGCGCGAATCCGAAAAAGTCTACAAACAGCAATACGAAAACCGGAAGAAAAGCGCACGCTATGCGAATCGTGTTGGCGGTCTTGTCGATTGGTTTACGGCTGCGACGTTTAACGTTGAGCCAGTCATTAAGACGGAAAACAAAGAGCTCGGCACGCTGAACGAGGATTGCGACGGCATCGGAACTGATTTGCCTATCGTTATGCGAGATGTCCTATTGTCTGGACTGAAGTTCGGACGAGCTTACATGCTGGTAGAGGACGATCCTGACTTTGACCAGTTTAGGATATCCGCTCCAAGCGGGGCTATAGTTGATGATTGGCAACACAACGATAGGGCGGAATTGATATGGGCTCGAATAAAAACCGTCATGATTGAGCATGACGGGATTTGCGAGAAACGCAAGAAGACGATCCGATATACATACTACACCGATACGACTATCGCCACGTATGAGATAACAGTCGATGCGGACAAGGAGCCAAAGCAAGGTGACCTGGTAAATTTGGTCTCTACTGCAGACCATGACTTCGGACGTTGTCCGGTAATTGAGGTAAAACTGCGTCCCGGTCAGTGGGTTATGGATCGGATTTACGATACGGCTGTTGCGTTGTTTAATCGCGAAGCGTCCCTTTCTTGGCTGATTGACATGTGCGCTTTTCCGCAGGCAGTCATCAAGACCGACAAAGATATTGGGTCAATCATCTCGAGCGAAACAAGCGCGATTAAACTTGACCCTGCTGATTCGTACCTTTACTCGACGCCAAACGGTGACGCGTTTAAGCCATCGTTTGAAGACATTCAGCGCCTTGAAAAGAATCTTTATACGGGTATCCAAGCGATGGCTCTTGAGGCGGCAAGCATACCGCAAGCCGGTAGGCTGTCAGGCGCGGCTATCGATGCAATGCGTGACCCGATGCATGTGTTGCTAGCGTCGTTTGCCTGGCCGATCAAAGAGGCACTTGCGCGGGCATTAAACAGTATTTTGATCTTCCGCAATAAGAGAAATGATGAATATAAGTTACTCGGATTTAATTCTTTCTCGGTCTCGTTTGACGACTTGGGCAAACAACTCGCTAATGATGATGTGCCAGAATATGGAGACGATGACGAGAGCGAAGAAAAAGAAGAGATGGAAAACGAAAATTAATAATCGGCCATTTGATAATGGCCTCACTGATAGATGGAGATGTGGATATGTCGGCTAGCGAAATCAATGTAGCCCCGGCGGCAACGGACGCACCGCCTGCAACAGATGCGCCCTCAAACGAAAATGAAAGCTATGTAACGAAGGCAGATTTTGACAAAGCGATGCAGCGGATCAACGGTCAATCTTCCGCGCTTGGTAAAATGACGGGCGATATGGAGCGGATCAGTTCTGCGATATCAGAACTGAAACCTGCAAGCATTACAGATACTGAAGGTGCGCAAAAGTCAACCGAGTATCAAGCGTTGCAAAGCGAAGTCAATGCGATGAAAGAGCAGACGGCACGGGCAAGACAGGCTAACTTGCGCGGCAGCATTAAAAATCAGTTGCTGGAGCATGGAGCAGATGCGGACCTTGCAGACATTGCAGTTGATGCGGTATTGAGCCGTGAAAAGTCTAACTTTGTCCTGAGTGATGATGACCTTGGCAATCTCGATATATCATACCGGGGTCATGATGAGATCGAAATCGGTTTGGGCGAATGGGCGCAATCGTATATTGCGTCGGATAGAGGGCAGAAGCTCCTGCCTCAAAAACGCTCTCCGATGGGTAATGGTTCGGCGACGCATTTGGGCGGCGTCGAAAGTGTGACACTTGTGTCTAATCGAGAGATGGGACGTTTGAGCAAAGACCAGCTTGCATCCGGTAATTACCAATGGGACGGCAAGCGGTAACGCTCTAAATATTTGGAGAATCAAAGATGGCTAATATAATCGCTGGCGCAGTTTCTGGCATTATGCCCAACATTATCGGCGCAGCAAAGGAAGCGCTGTCGCAGTCAATGGCCCTGGCGTCGATCACTAGCAAGGATGCATCTGACGCGGCTGGGCAGATCGGGCAAAAGGTAAATATGGGCGTCCCCGCTGCATTGGCTGCAACTCCGGTTTCCGCTGCAAACATCGCGCCCGCGCCGTCCGATATCACCGTTGGCAGTGAGTCGATAACTATTGACAATTTCCAGAAAGCCGCGTTCTCGCTTTCTGGAAAAGAAGGTCAGGATTACCAACTTGAATCTCTGGCGATGGAGCAGACAAAAGAGGCGGTCCGCGCGGTCAGTTATGCGCTGAATGCGGAGCTGTTTACCAATTACACCAAGGTCTATAACCACGTCGGTACCGCGGGAACGGGGGCATATGCTTCGAGCATTGATATACTCTCGGATGCTGACTACGCGCTGACGAAAGAGCTGTGCCCAAAAGACAACCGTTATCACGTTATGAGCCTTAAAGACGAGCAGGCCGTCAAGAAACTTGACGCGACGCAGTTTGTCAATTACGCCGGTGATAACGCCGTCCGGAATATGGGAATCTTGCCGCCCCAGCTTGGGTTTGGCATGTTAGCCGATCATCAAACGCCTACGCATACCACCGGGACTATCACCACCGGCATGATCGTCAAGGCCGGTACTACTCCTGCCGTTGGCGATACTACCATCCTGTGCACGGTTGCAGCTGCAACCGGCGCGTGTGATTTGGAGATTGGCGATGTTGTGACTATACATGGTTATGATTATGCGCTGCAGGCAGCGGCTACACAGGCCTCTGCCGCCGGTGAAGTGACCCTGTCGCTTGACCGTGGCCTCGAATCTGCCGCCGCTGCGAGTGGTGCTGTGACCCTTGCCACTGGTACCTCGCTTGTCACCCTCGCGGGCGATTTCCGGGGCCTCGGGCTGGTTACGCGCATCCCGGCTGATAATGTCCTGGGATTTAGCACGCAGGGCAACCAGTTCCCGATTTATGATGAGCGGTCCGGCGTGGTTATGGCGTTGACCGTGTTTGAGCAGTACGCACAGATCGCGTTTGAGGTGTCGCTCGTCTGGGGCTCTAACGCCATCGATAGCCGCCGTCTGTGCCGCGTCGAGACGTATGCATCCTAGTAAATAATCATCCCGCCAACTGGCAAGTTATGCTTGTTGGTTGGCGGGTCTTTTTACCTTTTCAGGAATTAAGACAATGGCACTTACAAAAGCGCAAGAGATAGCATTGTTCCAGGTGCTTGAGGTTCCATATTCGCCGACTAAATACACGCCAACGGATCGCGAAAATATGGCGATGCAAGTCTACACCATCCAGAATAGTACATATCAAGCGTATGGTTTGATAACAGACTTTTTGACCGCTCTTGATCCGGATGTGGAGACGGTTCTCGTCGAGTATCTGACATGCTGGATTGCGATTGGGACTCGCACAACGGCTATCGTCGACGGTCAAGTAGGTGCGATATCTGGTATTAGCTCAGACCCTAATCTAGATCGTCAAGAGATCCAGCGACAGGTCAAGGTCATAGTCCCGTTTTACCGCATCCACAAAGAGATCGAACACAAGGCCGATATTAATATATCGTTACCAAGGATAAGATGATGGCTTGCGGAAACTTGCAGGATGACATAGCGGGAGCTGCTCTGTGCGCATTGATCCAGAGCGGGCAGTACATACAGATTAGCTTTGTCAATCCGGGTGACAGCGCGGTGACGATATACGCAGCGATCGAGCCATATGGTCGGGGGACGACGCTAAATCAAAATTCGTCAACGGACATGCAGCTATTAACATTCTTCGCCCCGAAGCAAACCAATTTCCCGCCACTGGCAATCAAGCCGGGGGCAACGATAACATACAACGCTACGGTGTACGATGTTGCTGATTATGAGACAAACAACGGGACGCTCGCAGACTGTAGCGGCGTCACGATGAATACACAGACCTACGGCGAAAGGTTTGCGCACTGATGCCTGCACTACGCTCTGGAGTATCTAGCCGCGCATTCCGCAAGGCGGCGACCTATGTTGACCGGAATGTAAAGGCGCTTGAGGCTATCGCTGATTTACCCGATGATGTTTTGCAGCCAATTGTAGAGCAGGCGGCAGAGGCAACAGAGGGGATCGCTAGAGCGGCCATTGCGCAGAATATGCGGGCCGCTGGTATCAAGAGTCAGACCGGGACATTGCAGGCTAATATCAACCGCGTAATTGTTCATCCGAGAATTAGTAAAGGGAGCTTTTCGTTTATCGTGACTTTCCCGACTTCTGGGATGAAAAAATATTCGGGACGTTCGGCTAACGATTCTTATGTTGTCGCTGGCTCGATAAATTCAGGCCGCGTTATCCTGGAGCATGTTGTGAGAACTTCAGGCGATATCGTGCCTAGTGGTTTTGGTACTGCGCAAGTCAGGCGCGCAAAGGCCGGACAGAGAGCCAAGAAGTCAATCAAGAAATATGCGCTAGGTCAGGCGGAAATATCAGACCGGGCGATTGATGCTATAGAAAGAGGTCGGACGTTTCGGACGGGGGTTAAAACTCAAGGCGTGATGATAAGCCGAAAAGAACAAAAGGAAAAATCGATAAAGGTTGGCGAGGCGTCCGTCGTAAAGCCGAGGAGGTTTTTCTATCTTCGGCCTCCGCAAGAACGGGCGATGATAAAGGTCGCATTGGAAAAGATTGCAGACCTTGTTTTAGGTGAAATAAACGGGGCCGCTAATTCTTCATAGGAGTTTTTGAAATGGCTGTAATAGTTACTATTTACCCGAAAACCGTCACGTGGAACGCCGAGAGTTGGGATGCGACAGACGGCGGAACTCTTGCCGTTACCTACGACCACGAATCGCGGTCTGAGGGTTCGCGCTCTGGCGACGATGAATATCCGCGCACGCAGTTTTCTGTTGACAAGGAAATGCGGGCGTCAGTGCGGGTACAAGAGGTAAAGCAGACGCATGCTATCGGGACTAAGTCTGACCTTGTCTACACGCTCTCAACCAAGTCATCTACCGCAAGCGTGACTCTGTCCGACATGGTGCTGGAGGGTGTTGGCGGGTCGCAGGAGCGTGCGGCCATCGGTGATGCAGAAATGCGCTTTGTCCACGAATCGGAAGACGGCAAGACCGTACCGATAACATAAGGTGATGCTATGGATGACAGAAAGATTTTGATCCGTAATTGGATGCTTGCTCACTTGCGCATTGAGTGCCGTGGCGATTGCTCTAGCTGGAGCGATGCGGAAATCACTCAAGCGTTTATGACGTTGCAGACGCGGGTGATAGAATTTGATGAATGGCTTGACAGCATCCAGGCATACACAGAGCCAGATTTCGACGAAGAAGCGCACAACGAAAGAGGCTTGAAGTTGTTGAAGAGCGACAATCATCCGGCCCTTAAAGTGGAACATGCATAATGGCCGGACCAAGTACAAAAGTTGATTTGCCTGTCGATCTTAAAGCCCTGTTTGGCGACTACAAGGGGGCGGCGAAAGACCTGTCGAATGAGCTCAAGGGGATCAAGCGAGAGGCCAAGGCTGCGGAGAAGGCGGGGGATAGCGCACGAGTTGTTAGCCTGCGCACAAAAGAAGCGTCGATAGCAGAGCGTAAGGCCGGGGTCGTAGCGCAGGGCAAGGTTGATAAGACGGGTAGAGGGTCGGCGGCAAACAGGACGGCAGGAAAAATAAATCGCTCTCTGTCAGCAACAAACAGATTATTGCGCGGGGGCTTTACCCTTGGGGATGTCGCGCAGGTCGGCGAGATTACAACGCGCGTCGCCGCACGTTATGCAGCAAGGGGGAAAACTCAAACCGCGTTGCGGATAGCCAAATTTGGCGCGGGCATCAAGGGTGCGGGCGCAAAGGTGGCCGGGGTCGCCGGTCCTATCGGATTGGCTGTTGGTGCGTTGCTTGCTACGGATGCAGTGGTCAAGGGTCATTATAGAGGTGTCGCAGCGGGCAACAAAGCAAAGGGTGACCTGCAATCACAGGTCGGGAAATTGCTGCAGCGAACGGTTTCCGGGGGCACTTTGCGAGGGATCGGTCAGATCGAAGTAGCGCAAAATGAGGCTGTCAAGAAGGCTGAACTCTACGCATCTATGTCAAGTTTCACCGAAATAGCAAAGTCTGTGCTTGGCATCGAGTCCGGAGCCGCCTCACAGGCCGGAGCCGCTGCCGGGTTACTGTCAAGACAAGTTAGTGATGCAAGAGCAAGGTTCGGCCATGGGGCTTTCCGCAAGCGGAATCTGCGCGCAAGAGCAATAACCCGGTTATCCGTACAAAGGTCAAGCGCGTTATTGTTGCCACGTATGTGGATGGCATTGAGCGATATAATGCCGTCTGGATATGAACTCGAACTTGATAAGCAAATGGATAAGCTACAGCAAGGCCAGATTAGAGCAGCTGAGCAACATATATCAGACCGCAAGGCCATGATTGCAAAACGCCCTGATTGGCGAATAGCAATACAAACGAGAGCGTTGCAGACCCGGGCGCAAGAGAAAATGATAGTAAGCGCCTTTGGTGATTGGAGCAAGATTTGAGTATTACATTTACGATTACGCCAAAAGATTCATCTGTGATTACTTATGCGGGCCTCGCCCATGCAGACGGCAGATATGCGCTGTCTATCAATCCGGGGAGTCGGGATTACGATATCAAGCGCTATCACGTCCCGGGCGTCGATGGTAATTTTGTAATCCGAGCCGGAGCTACGGGCGGCAACATTGTTGCTAAAGTCCGCTACGTTGGACTCATTGCCGTGGCAATCGGCTATTACAATGCAGACCTTACGGCAATGGCCAACAAAGCCTGCACCGTTACAGACGACGTTGGCGCAAGCTATACACGTTGCGAGTTGATGCCCAGCGGCGGAATACGCTTGACCGATCCGCAGGCAACCGGGCGCAATAATCTTACATGGTTAGATGCTCAATTTACCTTTATCAGGGATGACTAAAAAATGGCTGTACTTACTCCGACCGCAATAAAGGGCGCAGATTGGTTCGACGGCACAAAAGACCTTGCCGATTGGACCCATGACGATTCCGCTGATAACAAATCAGGCGTAACGTATGTGCATCTACCGACGCTGTCAAGCGCGAATGAAATGGATATCTTGCTGTCATGGATGATTTACGTCAATGACTCATTCGCCTTTGTCGGGACTACGACCGACGGAAATATCCTTGTTGCCGATGGGTCGTTATTTAATTCGGTGGCGGCTTCTGGCGATGTGACTATTGACAACACGGGCGCAACGGCAATCACAGCGGGGGTCATTGTTGACGCGGATATCAACGCATCGGCGGCTATCGCTTGGAGCAAGGTCGATACGGCTCTTGCCATCACCAACGCAGACGTTAGCGCAAGCGCGGCAATAGCTTGGACAAAGCTTAATAAATCGGGAGCAGTCCCTAGCGACGTGGGTTGCGGGACGATAGCAGTACAGGATTATACGGCTGTAAATATCGACGGCGGCACAATCGACGGTACGCCCATAGGCGCAACTACCATTGCCGATGCTGCTTTTCGGGAGGTGACTTTTCGGGACAACGGCACAGCAATTGCTGTTGGCTATGATTCATCCGGAGAGAAAGAATTTGAGTTTGAATCTGATGGGACGTTGGTTTTTGCGGATACGGCCACGACTTGGGAAGACGCTAACATTGGTTCGCTTGTGCTAGAAAATCCGTCAAGCCGTCCCGGTGTAGTCGAGTTTGACGACAATACCGGGACTGGGACAGATATATTCGGTCTTGGATATGCGATCGGCGAAAAGGGTAGCGCATCAATTGAGATGCCGCACCAAATGAAAGTCGGAAGCAGCACGCAGTTTCACGTGCATTGGAGCGGTAACGTTGCGCCGTCGGGAACTGATTACGTTCGCTGGAAGCTCACTTATTTTTCCGTGGCCGATGACGAAACAATTTCGCCCGTCGAGGAGGAAGAATTTGAGACGGCATATGATACTCAATATAAACGTGTAACTGCCGCAATCACTCTAACCGTGCCAGATACATTTGACCAATTTTGCTTTAAACTAGAGCGTATCGCGGCGTCAGGTGATGCATATGCGGGCGATGCTGTTGTCATGACCGTAGGCGTACATTATGAGATCGATACGCTTGGATCAAGACAGATAACGACTAAATAAATTTCTTCTCTTTTTGGAGGTGGTGAAATGGCAAACCCGACTAAGATGACCACAAACAAGCCCGCAACTATGGCGGCGACCACAACGCAACAGAGTATCGACTTGGATGATTATCGCTCATACACTATCGCGCATAGTGGAGTCGATGCGGCGGCGGGTGCATCGACCGGCACGATATTCTTCAGCGTTCAAAAGCCGGGAGAATCCGCGCCTACCGTGACGGCAACATATGCGGCTGGTGACAACAAAGGGTTTGTACAATCTGGATTCTCGGTTGTCATCTCTCCTGAGTGTGATGTGCTGCATTACAAGGCAATCGCCGGTTCGCCTGTTTTCCAGATCATTCCGGCCCCGGCTAACTAATAGGAGACAAACATGGCACCTTGTTCTTTCCCCCTCGTTTATGGCGGCGGGAGTGGTAGTGGTGGTGGTACGACTTCACCCGGTGGAGCTGATACACAGATTCAGTTTAACAATTCCGGAACGTTTGGCGGGGCGGCTAATTTTACATGGGATGGAACCATCGCCGATGTTACCGGCAACATGGCACTCAGCAACTTCCTCCAATTCGGCACAAGCCCCACGCCGGGGGCGCATGTGGAAGGAAAAATGTACTGGGATGCGGCTGATGGCGTACTGGCTGTTATGTCAAAAATCGCCGGGAGCACGGTCCAGGTCGGTCTCGAAACTTGGGTGCTGATTGTCAACAAGACAGGCAGCACTATCGCTAACGGCGCGATGGTGTACATCAATGGGGCGCAAGGTAATCGTCCTACTGCCGCCCTTGCTGATGCAGATCTCGTCGAAGCGTCGTCGGTGATTGGGATGGTAACATCGGATGCCGGGATAGCGGCTGACGCGGAAGGATTTGTTACTATCAGTGGAGTAGTCAATAAGATCAACACTGTTGGCACAAATGATGGCGAAGGCTCTACGACATGGGCAGATGGTGATACTCAATATTTGTCATGGACAACGCCCGGCGCAACTACAACCACAAGACCGATGTACCCGCAAAAAACGGTTATCGTCGGGACGAATAATAACACCACTGTCAGCGGCGCGATGCTTGTATCAATCCAATTTATTAAGCCCCAGAATGACATATGGGAAACGTGTTACCAGGATAGCACAGGACTCACTCCAGATAGCGCGGTACTCTTGCCGTACACCGGCACATATGTATCTATAGGTCAGGGCGTTAAGGTAACTTATGACGACACGGGCGGCGATGCTTATTATTATGGGGTCATCCGTGATGTGACGGCAAGCACTTCTATCGAGGTCTACCTTGATATTTTCAACGCATCATACAACGTCACAAAGATAGAGGTCTGTAATGAGTCCGCGCTCTTGCGTATTCCGCTGCGTGATATGGATGGCAAATACGCTGGCGTTACCCATGCGGGTATCAAAACTGCTTGGTATAGTCCGTACCGCACCCTTGTGCCATTTGCCCTTGGTAGGGCGACCGTACAGCATTCGACCGATGACACGGCGGCAACTACCACACAGCCGACGGTCAATATCAATTTCGGCGGCGACAATATCTTCACGGCAGAAAAAGAGGTTGACACTACGGTTGACGATTTTGGCGGCGCAATGAGCTTGACGCATTATACTGCCGCCGCCGAAGACTTGATTGATCTTAAGGTGTCGCTCGCAACCGGCGGAACTCCAGCCAATGACGCGGCTGATTTGTGGGTTGACCTTATGGGAGTGCCTCTATAATGTTTGGATATGATGACTATACGGCCTTGCTTTGGCAATCTCGTTTCGGCACGGGGCAGGAGTACAAATACGGCGTGGGCAATGTGACTAATCTCCCGGCGTTGACGACGACCAATGCACTGTATGGGCAGTGCGCATCATTTGATAATTCCAGCGCGGGAAGTGAGGATCGAATCCAACTCGCAGGTAGCACCGGGTTCCGCTTTGGCGCATCTGGGACGGGCGATTTTGTGATCCATGCGCGGATATATTTACCGACAACCTGGCCCGGTACTACGGAGGTAATACTAAATAAGTCTACCAACAACGACAACCGGTTGACGCTCTATATCAACACATCAGGCCATATTGTGTTCCAACTTTTGGCCGCATCTACCACGCTGCTCAGCCTCAATGCCGGAACATATCCCGGCGTGGCTGGATGGCATACGGTATCATGCCTGCGGATGCCGCTTGGGTCTGACAACAAGTCATCTTTCCGTACTTATTATGATGCGGTGTTGCAGGAGCAAGATGATACGATTGACGATACCGTCGAAATCCCGGCGACCACCGGCGCGGTTGATGTCGGTTATTACTCGGTAACGCCGTCGCTGAGTTTTAACGGTCTAATGCAGGATTTGACGATTCGAAACTTTGTATCGGTTCCTGACTTTAATTTTTACGCGAATGATTTGACCAGACCATGGGGGGCATAATATGAGTATTGATTATAGCATTGATCCGGATCAGATAATCCGGAAAAGAGAAGACGGCAAGGCGAAAATAATTATCACACTGGCCGCTGGAAGAACGGAGAGCCTCGAATGTTGGCCTGATGATTTTTCGGATGATTCGAAGAACGCGAAAAAAGTTTGGCGTTATGCGCAGTCCGGGGAAGACATGCCGACCGATATCTTACCGTATACCCCGCCGCCGCCGCCAGACCCGAAGGACATTGCGCGGCGTGAGCTTGTTGCATCCGATGAAAATTTTATCAGGGTGGCGGAGGATATTTTGACCGTGCTGATTGCCAAGGGGATCATGACCGAGGGTGATTTGCCAGCCGCAGCGAAAACCAAAATCAATAACCGCAAAGGTTGGCGCGAAATCATCGAGTCGTAAACGATTGACAAAATTATATCTATTTTCGCATCGCTCTCTTTAGGAGGAATGTAATGGGGTCCAAAACGAAAGCAATCATCGTCGCGGTTCTGGCTCTGCTCTCAGCCGTCATGGGGTGGTATGTCGCCCACAGCGACAACGACGCAACGACCAAGCCGGATACGCAGTCCGTGATCTCTGCTGGGACCGGCGTCGTCAAGGCGGTAACCGCCGAAGAGGTCGAGGTCGTCGAGGTTCCGGGAATTCCGACGAAATAGGGAGAGGTCATGAAGGCCGGACTGGCGATTCTGATAGCGGTGATTCAGGCGATACTCTCGGCGTTTGTCAAGGCCAAGGAGGCGAACCATGAGGCAATCGAGATTGATTCTGATCCTGACGCTGATGCTGCTTTCTGGGATTCTGACGAGTTGTAGCTGGCTGGAAAAACCGGTCTATGTCGGTCCCGGGCAGACGGTCGAGATTGACGAGATCAAGACGCTCGACTGCTGGATCACCAATAAGGAAACGCAGATGCGGGAGCGGCGCAAAGTCAAGGTTTGGCCCGGTTGGCGTGTCGGGCGGCCTCACGCCACAAAGGGCGAGTGATGGAGCGGCACTGTACTAAATGTGGGAAGAACCTCGCTTGTCATCCAGCGTTTACCGCCTTGATAAACGGTGGCAGAATAGCCTATTTTTGTCCTAGTTGCTTTAACAAAATGAAAGATAATCGATATGGCAAGCGACGATATATTGAGGATCCACACTCGGATTGACGAGCTCCAAAAAGAGTTCTACGAAAACGCAAAATCTGTTGCCGTGTCGGTTGGCAAAATAGAGTCATCTGTGCAAAGCATCCATGACCGCTTGCCTGAACAGCCTTGTACATTTTTGGAAAATCACGAAGAAAAACACAAGGCCGACGAAAAGAGAAATCAGAGGATCAGCGATAAGGCTTTTGCTTTAGTTCTGAGATTTTTGCCAACCGTTGGAGCAGCAGCAGCCGCTTACATCGCGTGGAAAAACTCTAAACCGGAGATATAATGTACTGGGGAAGCATCATACAATCCGGTCACGGTGACCCTGATAAGCACTGCGCGTTGGTAAATGCGCAACTTGTGCGGAATGACTCCAGCCTGATCGTCATCGTTACCGCTGCCGATGGGTGGGGCAACGGCAACTTTGGAATCTATTATAATTCTGCCTTGGCCGGTATTGCCTATTGCCCCGAAGGTGCGCCAAGCCAGCCTGTAACCCTGCCCGCCCCCGGGACTGGTAACAAGTCTATCGTCGTCTTGCGCCATGGCGTTGACAACTCGATAGATATGCAAAACGTTGTACGAGAATATTACGAAAAATATACCTCAAAATACGTTACGCACACATGGGATTGGACAAGCGAAATCATCGGTGCTATTGATGACGATGACGATGATATAGATTTTTTCGAAAGCTGGATACTGACGGGCTACGATTTACAGAACACTTTCAGCGCTGAAAAGGAAAGCAGGCGAAGCCTTGTCTTGTCATCGACTGCTTCTGCTGGCACGGCCATAATTACATTATCAAATGCATCCGGTGATGTTGCAACCGGGACAGGATCGTATCCCGGTTCGATTACGTTGACAGAATTGGATGACAGCGGTATCAGCGGATCAGTAACCACAGGCGCAACTCCAGATGCCGCTGCCATGGATGGCTTTGTATTTTTCCGGTGGCCTGAATACATGGAGATACTGCGCGGGCTGTCAGACCCGCCTACTGTTACGGTAGGCACTGCTACCTTTGACGGTACGCCTGACGGCTCATGGACAGAACCCAGCGAACTCGCAGACGACACCTATTATTATCGCCTTAGAGCGATATCTGACACCGACGAAGGTGGCACAGAGACGGCAACCATTACCAAGATCATCCAGAGCATCCCGGGGCCGGTGTCTGACATTGCTTATCAATCAGGCAATGCAGCGGCAACGGTGTTATCCTTCGCTGGCTCTGCGACCGCTGGCGCAACTTATAATCTGTATCTGCAAAATATTGACGATGCATATTTGTATACAGGGACGGCGGCGGCAACCGCTATTGCAGGATCGACCACTATCACTTTGCCAGCAATTACGGGATATGCCGGAACAGCCTACGCGATTATCAGAGCAGAGGCTGGAGGCGTGGAAGTACAGGGCGGTCAATTGATAGCGCTGGAATATGATCCATCTGGGGACTATGTAGAGGCGCGGCCAAACGCTCCAAGTATTGATAACGTACAGGCTGAGGATGGATTGACTGTGTCATGCTTTGGCACATATCCGATTGCCGGTGCGCCGGGTACTGCGTCATCGTTGCAGTTGTTTGTGCGAGAGGCAGACGATGTATATGATTTTGACAACCCGGACGACACGGCGGCATTTTCTTTATTTGACGGGGTAAATTATGTGGAAAATCTTTCTGCGACTGTGTCGGTATCTGGATCGTATTTTGTGACAGCGAAAGCCGCAACGGCGACAGGATTGCAATCAGCAAACAGCGCACGGGAGCAGGCTATATATTTATCAGATTCAGCGGTGTCCGCTCCGACCGTAGAATCTTATGTTAGTAGAGGCTGACTATGGATCAAGTAACGATCGAATCTACCGCATCGGCTGAATCAGCATCCGTAACAACCGTCGTCGAAATAGACGGGCAGGCCGTCGGCTTTATGCATTGCATGTCGGTCGAGGATTCGACGGGTATTGTTCCGGGCAAAGCGATATTGCGGCTTGGGGCAAATGCATACTTTGGGAAAGGATACGAATTAGCCGCACCGACTACACTAAATAGATACGCGTGGAAAGACCCGAAGAAGAACGGCAAGGGCAGCCGCGTCAGGGTCTACATAAATTCTACTGTCGATGGCGGTGAAGATTCGCAAGAGACAATCCATCTTGGGAATCTGCTTGACCGCAATGACAACGGCGCAAACGATCAGATTATATGGACTTCATACGATGATTCAATTTTGATGAATCAGATCCCTTTGCGCGGCGTGTTGATGTACGACGCAGAAGGGCCCGGCCCGGCAACCATTAAAATGATTCGTCGATATACGCCCAGGGTAAATCCTAAAGGATTGTGGAATTGCGTAGGTGCGAAATACAATGATGATATTTATCCCGTCTTTACAAACATTTCGTATATGGGCAAAACATACGAAACCTCGGAAGATGGTTTCGTCGAAGGGCTGAAAGAGGGAGAGATATCGGCTTGGACTCCAAGACGATTTTTGAAATATCTTTGGCTGATATTGAATATCGATCCTGATTATGGCAAGGGAATTATAAAAGAACACTGGAGAGGTATCCACGCAAGCAAGCGGTTGGCATGGGATGAGAAAACTATAGACGCCATGAAGGGCCGAGATCCTAACGACGCCAACAACAATCCAGATATTGTTGATCCTCTTGATCGCAAGATGCCAGACGTCGATATGCAGGGGCAGACGGTATTGATTGCCCTTGATAAGACTCTCAAGGCAGCAGGGACGCACGAATTTGGGTTCGCCGTGTCAGCGATAGAGGGGGCAGGCGAAGGCGCAAAATCATACAAGTCAAGCATAATATTCCACCCAAAAGGGTATACTGCGTTTGTCGGCAACGCATCAAATACGATCCCGTTGCAGCGGGGGGGGACGCCTACCGATATCCACACGGCATATGATTTTGATCTGAGTGACAGCATCCGGGAAGCGGCTCAAAGCGTATTGGTAGAGGGTGACGTTATCAGGCTCGAAACCTCAATCAAATATGAGGGCAACGCAACCGATCCACTACAGCCTGCTTGGACGCCTGGCGAAGAGATTGCATTTAAGCAATGCGTTTCTGGGATGGAAAACCCCAACCAAGCGCTACTGACCGAGTCATGGGCGCGTTATCCAGAAACGCAAGACGATCTTACCTTTGCCAACTACCTTGAGGCAGACGGCGACGGCGGCAGGCCGTTGGCTAAGGCGGGCTTGCGCGAAGCCATCCAGCTAGCCCGCCAATCATTCCCCCGCGTTTTCAGGGCGTTCTATATTGATTCTCGATATGTTGACGGTTTGGATGGTGTTGCAGATGTATATGAGGACGAGGATAAGTATCCACAATACTCTGGGAGGCGTCCGATCTTGCCGGAACAGCTCCAGTTTTATCTCGGCAATATCAACAGGGACGAAAACCAAAATAACTGGTTGCACACAAAACTCCCTATCCGCGTAGAGATCAAGGGGGAAAATGCGTCATATGTGGACGCGGGATATTCGCAAGGGATCCGGGTTGACCCTGACGGCACTATCTATCTCGACCAGTTCGCCGAAAATGCAGACGGTCAAGATTATTGCATCTATAACGGCAACCTATTTTTTAGCGGTGAGGGCGCACGTTGGGACGGTAATATATCACTTAAAGATATTCGCATCAATTGCGCTATGCCTCTGGATCACCGCACAATTGCATACACCACAAACGACTCTAATATCATGACTAATTCCTACCGCGAGGATTTGGGCGGACCACCGATAAAGTATTTTGATATGCCTGAAGCGATCCACGAATCCCATCAAGTTGGTTCGACGCCTGCGCTGCAGACCAAGTATTATCTTGGGAGCACTACAAGCACAGCTCCACTTGATAGATATGTGCCGCCCGGGAGCGAACAGATCCAAGCCGAGTACGTTGCCGAACGGAAGCTTTGGTCGTTGCAGTGGGGCAATATCACAAGCAAGTTCAAACTCATCGGGATTCGCCCTGAATATAAAGCGGGAATGTTTATAAAAAAAGTAGTTATGCAACAGGCCAATCCAAAAGATAAGGATTATGAGTGGAATGCAATTGTCGGGACAGTGCTTTATGATTTTGAGGCACAGACCACAAATATCAACGGCCTAATATCATATAGGGATGTTTGATTATGACAGCTTGGGACAACATGCCGGTACAACTTTCAGGGGGCCATGGGGGAGGACAGAAAGGCCTTAGATTTTACAACGCCGATAGCGGTACGCTTGACCAGTATGCTTATATGATGCCGACCGGCTGGAACAGCGGTAGACGTTGTTTGTCTCTAGAGGCGGTCGATAGGGCAGCTAGGCCTATCGTTTTTCTCAATGTTGGTGCTCCAGTAGATGCGGGAAAATATGGTGATTGTGTTAGTTTGGCAGGGCCCATCTTTTTTGCGAAATACGATATGGCCGGGACCGTCGGCGATGTTTATGGTTGGGAAGAAGACAAAGACGAAATGGTGAGATATAAGCCGGGTGCGATATTTGTTGCGGATACTGGTAGCGATGCAATAGGTGTGTTTGTAGCGCATCCTGGTCCTTTCCTGGTACGATCTCAAGACGGCGAATCAGCTGGAGAAATATCCGTAAAAATGATCGACAAAGACGCCAGCGAGCTGGGCACTGCATTTGATGTGTACACATTTGATACAGGGGCATAATGCCAATATCAGCTGGCGAAAACTTAATAATAATGGTTGATGCTCTAGGGCAGCCTATCATCTATCCCGGCGCATTGCAGACGCTTGAGGATAATGATGCCTATGGCATAATCGTCTATGATGCAAAAGGCGATCCTGTTGTTGTGTCTGTTCGCGCAATGACCGATGATGACCAAAACGGCTTTATTGGTCATGATGCAAAATCAAATCCTATGGGGCTATTATTCGGGATTTCCGATCCTTGTGATTTTTGCAAAAAAGGTACGTCCAAAGATTTCTATTATATATCATATGCCTCCAAGCCGTCACCTACAACCACGTGCCAGAGAGCATGCGACACCGGATCATACTACACCAAAGGCTCCGGTTGGAGTGCGTCGGACATTATCGATGAATCCTGTTTTTATGACGCGACCGGATCACCGCCGGGTTGTACTTATTTAAATATCCAACGGGTCAACCGCCAGGGCCCTGGCGGTACGGCGGCCTGTGTCTGGGGGCCGAGTTGGAGCGGCCCGGTCCCTGATTGTCAAATGTATGGGCCCACTCCTGCAGATTGGCCGACGCCGTGGTACGAATGGGTTTGCCATTACATCGATTACCCATACGTGCTGATATCGCTTAGTGCCGATTGTTCTACTCAGGATTACCTGATGGGATATCCAGAGTTCTATTGGCAGATGGGCCGCCGCGAAGGTCCGGCTCCCGATTTCGACCCCGAATGGGTTATATTTAATTTCCACCGGGTTCCGTTCTCGCTTAATTTTGCATCGACATTCTACGCCGTTGTCCCTGATCCGGATTGTACGGATATATCAGGATCGATTGTGGCAAATCAAATCGCATACGGCAATGATTACTTTAGCGGAATAAGTCGGATCATCCCGATTGCAACTGGAGGGAGCATAACGATCATATGATAGATTGTAAATACATGGCAATCATCGACGGTCGGAAAATATGTAATCGACACGGAATCAGGATTGGCTCGGAGGCCCTGTGCGATTATTGCCAGGCCGGGACGCTCAAATTTTATGGGGAGGCCGGACAGGCAGACCCCGCCCCACGCCCTGCCGATTGCGTTTACTGGCGGCGCGAAGACAGGATGCTCCCACATACAGGCCCGTGCTGTGTTCCCCAAATATGCGCGTTCGGCGGCAACGAGACGCCGGTCATTAAGCGAAATTGCGGCAGTGCCGATAGATGTACGCAATTTACCCCGCTCAACCAGCCGAAGAAAAAACGTCAATAAAAATAAAAAAGTATTTGACTCACCCTCTGGATGGGCTATAGTTAAATTAACTTAGCTGACTGGGACAAGATAACCAAGACCAAGACAAAACCTTTCTCCCCTACTTGCCTAGTCAGCTTTGGGGTGGCCCTGACCGCCCCGATGGTGGTCAGGGCCGTTTTTTTTGCGGATAAGGAGGAACAACGATGAGCGATAAAAAAAACAATCCAAGCGCAACAATCGAGTGGCTGACCGGCGCAGGTGCAAAGGCTACGGTCACGATAAAAGAATGGCGAGACAAGGGTTACATGCATTTCGGCTCGTGGAAACCGCACTACGTATATTGTGTGTCGATCGAGGCCACGGTCGAGGGTATGGGTCACATGGGTTATGGCGCTCCCAAATATGACCGCCTTACAGACGGGGTCGCAGGACGGATCGGCCGTCTAGGTATGACGGCCAAAAATTTGAGTCGTGTACTTGATGCAATTAGCAGGGTCCAAGCTGGTCCGGAGTATTTGGCCGCTGAGGCCAAGTCCAAAAAAGCCTCCGAAGATGAGGCGGAATACCAAGATCACGCAAAATTTATGGCGAGCGTAATGACCGATTAATGACCGATTAAGGGCAGGCCAATGAGGGCCAAAAAAAAGGAGAACAAAATGCAAACACTTACAAACAGCCACCATCGCACCGAGTACCGGACGAGCAAGACAGCCGAGCAAATTATTACGATCTATGACCGGCTGTCATCCTACACCGCGACCAGTGCGGATAAGGCTTGGGCGCGAAAGGTCCGTAACGCTCTTTGCGGAGCGGATGATTGCCGCTGCGGCGATTGTCTTGGCCGTCGGGGATGATTTACACAAACTTGACTAGGCATAAGGAGAAAAAAATGAGCAAAGCAATTTCCGTCGTCGAAATTACGGGTCAGGGACCGGCGACCGCATGGGTCGCTGAAGATGAGCAAGATTTTATTGATCGCGTATGTCTCGGCGAAGGCGGTTACATTGACGAGCATTTTGGTAATCGGGCGATCACGTTTGCCGAGGCCCAAGAGGCTTTGGGCTCTGAGCTAAGCATTTTAGTAATCGGGCGGTCACGTTTGCCGAGGCCCAAGAGGCTTTGGGCGAGGCTTTGGGCTCTGCTCTGTACTCCCTGCACCTGAGGATGGAGCGTTTTGAAGTTTTTTTGACTAGGCATGAGGAGAAAAAAATGAGCAAAGCAATTTACGTCGTCGAAATTACGGGTCAGGGACCGGCGACCGCATGGGTCGCTGAAGATGAGCAAGATTTTATTGATCGCGTATGCATCGCCGAAGGCGATTATATTGATGAGCATTTTGGTAATCGGGCGATCACTTTTGAGGAGGCAAAAGAGGCTTTGGGCTTTGATCTCTATTCTCTCCGCCTGTTGACTTTGGCGGAAGCTCAAAGGTTTGCTCGCGGCGCATCTTTGGATTTTTGCGCGCACAATATAGGGTCGGCCCAGGCCGCGGTGCGGAGCAGGCTCGACGATGAGGGTGAAACTTGGGAGCTTGCCGAGCTTGACGAGATCGATGATGAGCTCCTGACAAACGCCCGCCTTGTCGCAGACGCGCTGGACGCGCTGGAAGCGGTGGTAGAAGCGGGCCTCCTCTCAGACCACGGCATCCTGCCAAACAAAATTCTGGTACAGGTCGGAGCAATTGCAGCAAGAGTTAGAGCCGCTATTGCCAAAGCCGAAACGGATGGGGAGTAAAATAATGCTGGGAGAAATTAAAGAAGAAGAGCAGCCAAAGGGTTTTGTCCGCCGCGCAATAGACAGATCGGAGCGCTATCCATCGGTGGGTCATTTGCAATTGTGTTGCCTCGAAAGCAGAGGCGTAGTCGCAGGTTATTTTTACGAGGGGACTGGTCACTCGGTGGCTTATCCCCGAGCGTATAGTGACGGCGGGAAAAATTTAAGCCTTAACCTCTACGGGACCAAGGTACCGGTATTGCCAATCGCCGTTTTGCTGCGAGAGGATATGATATAATCATGCAGCACAAGGCAGCGGTCGAGGCGTATGCTGAGCAGAAGCGCATGTCCGCCGAAAAGACGTGGAGAGATCGTGCGGCAGGCTGCCTCTCGCCGATGCTGGTCTCGCTGCTGATTTGGAGTGTACCTTTTGGCATAATCGTTTTGTGCGATCAGATATGGGGATCACGATGAAGGCTTGGCATATTTTGGGGGATGATAAGCGGCTTGGGTATCGTGATAGACGACTAGTCCGGACCGGCAAGACATATCGACTAAAACGCGGTGACCCACACCTGTGCGTCAACGGTATGCACGGATCGCAGCGTCTGATTGATGCTCTTGGCTATGCGGGCGGCAGCATCGTCTGCCGAGTGGAGATCACGGGCGATGTGATCGTCGGTGATGACAAAATCGTTGGGCGCAACCGCAAGGTATTATGGATGATCGACGCGAAAAAAGTCTTCCACGAATTTTCGTGCCGTTGCGCGGAAGATGCACTCGCACTTATCAAAAATCCCGATCAACGATTCTTCGACGCGATAGCAGCCAAACGCAAATGGCTGCAAGGAGAAATCACTGATACAGAGCTCGCTTATGATGCTTATGCTGCCTCATGCGCTGCTGCCTCATGTGCTGCTCGTGCTGCTGCTCATGCTTATGCTGCCTCATGTGCTGCTGCTGATGCTTATGCTGCCTCATGTGCTGCTGCTGCTCATGCTGCTGCTTATGCTGGTGCTGCTCATGTTGCTGCTTGTGCTGCTGCTCATGCTGTTAATGCTCATGCTGCTCATGCTGCTGCTGCTCATGCTGCTCATGCTGTGCAAAACCGACGGCTTACGGCTATGGTCTCGAGCGCACGTGCGCAGAAAGGGAAAAAATGAATGAATTGTTAACGGAGATTTATTCTGAGCGTGAAGATCGCGACATCGAAATTCTGGTTACATATCAGGCGTTTGCTCATGAGCGTGGATGTAGGGACAGCCTTGGAGCGCCATATGAGCCTGATAACCCTGCGCACATCGACATAGAAACAATTATAAACGCTGCGACTGGGCTCACCTTTGACCCTACACTGCATGAATATGACGATATTTATAATGAATGTTTTAGGGAGGCTTTTGATGATTGACTTAACGGCATTTACCGATCCAGATGAATTACTATTGCACATGTCAGAGGCTAATGAGAGGCTTGCGGCG